TGTCGCGTCGACGGTCACGGTGATTTCACCCGACGTCTCGGGCTCGGCGGCGGGGATGGGGGCGGTCGGCTCGGTTGCGGCGGTTTTCTTGGGCATGTCGGCTCCTTCACGTGAAGCGCGGGAGGCGCGTTTTCTCCATCAGTACGTTGATTCGCGAACGCGTGTGGTCGATCAGAACGAGAATCCAGCACAGTTCTATCAGGTTGAAGAGATCGAACCGCGCGGCCTTGTCGTCGGCGGACTGTCGGCGTCGGCGCGACTCTTCGTACGCGCGATCGTAGTCCTCTTGCGTGCGCCAGCCAAGACACCACGGGCACGTATCGACCAGAACGCTCGGCATCACGCTGGCGTCGAAGAGGCAGTGACACTTGATGCACTCTGTGGACGTCATGAGATGCGTTCCATTCTACCCGTACCTCGGCACGTCGGCATTGGGATCTGTCAGCAACGACTTCAGCGCCGGGTTGTCGAAGATGGTCGGCAACACCGGCGGCGGGGGCGGAAGGAAGTATTGGGGCGGCACCTCGTCGAGCGCGTAGCGGACCGCCGGGATGATGTTCGAGTGCGGCTTTTCCTTGAGCGTCTTGCCCTGGACCTTCCACTGAATCAGCGCGCTGTCCTTGACGAACCGCGACGAGCGCTTGGCGAAGAAGCGGCCCTCGCGCATCAGGTCGTCGATCTGCTTGAGGCCCATCGCGACCGAGCCGCGTCCCTTCTTGGCGCCCACGACCTGGATGCCCTCGGCCTGTAGGTTCGCGATGCTCTTCGCGTTGGCCGCGTCGGCGACGGTGATCTCTGGGTTGTGAGTCTCGCGGTTCGTTCTGAGCTTGCCGGCGAGCTGCGCGTCGGTCTGGCGGGCCTGGATCTCCTCCTCGACCAGGTAGACCGCGCCCCGGTACACGTAGAGCGTCCCGATCGCGTCCTCGTCGGTCCATCCGATGTCGACGCCCGTGACCTTGAGCGCCGGCGGCTCTTTGGGCAGCTCGGCGTAGTCGTTGGCCGCGGTCCAATGGAGCGGCCTCACGCTGTCGTTGCTGACCGACTGCGCCAGGTACTCGCGCAGGAACGTGTCCGACTCGCGCGTCTTACCCATGCGCGCGAGCTCAGCGTCGATCGTGCGCTCAGGGTCCTTGAGCTCGGGGTTGTCGCGGTAGGTCCACCCCATGATGAGGTTCCAGCGCGCGTCGGCGTTCTCACGCTTTGCGTTGGCATCCTCGTCGGTGATCTCCGCCCAGCGCCCAATCGGCACCGGCGACGGCGTGCCCGTCATGACCCAGTGACCGCCGTGGTCGAGCAGCTGGGGCCCGACGACCTCGTCCATCAGGTAGACGAGCAGCTCGTCATCCATCGCGCCCGGCTCGTCGATGATGGCCAGGTGCAGACCGTCACCGCGGATGGAGTCGATCGCGTCGCGGGTGTGGGCGGAGCCAATCTCGAGCGTCCCGCCGTTGCGGCCGAGCTCGACGATCCCGTCGCTCATCCTTGTGTGAACGCGCAAGCCGAGCAACTTGGCCAGCCGAACAAATTTTCCCAGCATCTTCGAGCGCGCTTGCTTGGCGTTCGGGTAGACGATCAACACGTTCCAGCCGCAGAAGCCGGCGAGCGCGATGATGGCGAGGATCGTCGAGGTCTTGCCTGAGCGGCGGCCGGCGAGCGCGGCGGTCTGACGGTTTGAGAACGCCGAGTCGAACAGTTCTTGCTGACGGGCAAACAGCAGCGTGCGTATCGCCGTCTGAGCGTGCATCAGACCCTTGCGGATCTTCGCGGCGACGCTGCGGACTTTGTTGCCGTCGAAGGCCACGCGCTATGCCTTCTCCTTTGGCGGTCCGAACCGCACGGGCGCTTTCTCGATCGTTCCGCCGCGCCCATCTCTGCGCAGCGACTCCGCGCTCATGAGCCGAGTCAGGTCGTCACGCGCGCGGAGGAAGTGGATTCCCTTTGGCGCCTTCTTCTGGAGATCGCGCCACCTCTTGCTTTGCTGCGCGCGCCGGATCATGTTTCGGCCCCATTTCCAAATGCTAGCAGCCGCGTCACAATCGTACATTCGGACGCGAGAAATCGACCGAGCACGTAAGCGCGGCTACGTTCGCGCCAAAGTTTCGTAAGCCGGCTCCTTGACGCCGCTTCCGAGACGCGCTTACTTACGCGATAGTTCGCGCTGCTCACCCGGAGGGCATCCCGTAGAAGTCGCGCCGCTTCGGTCCTCACGACTTCGGCTCCAGCGCCGGCAGTGGCTGCCCGGGCGTATCGAGGCTCTTCCCGGGCGCGCGCGCAACCTTCTCGCCCGCGACAAGCGCTTTCACGGCTTCGATCACGAACTCGCGATCCTCCGCTGTGATCACGCGATTCTTGAATGATTCCAACTGCTGCTGTAGCACCCAGCACGCCAGTTTGCGCACGCCAACGATGCCGAGCGCCTTGCGGACGGGGGCGAGCTCGCCGGCGGGCGGCGGAGGTGGGGCTGGCTTCTTGCGTTCGAAGCGCGCCACTCAGATCGCCCTCGGCACGACCGTCACGCCGTAGCCGGCGAGCGGGAGCGCGTTCATGACCGCCCACGGCGCGACCCGGCGCAGCGTCACGTCGAGCGCCGAGCCCAGCAGCGCGCGGCTGATGGCGATCGCGACGCGGAACTCGTTGGCCATCGCCATGCGCGTCGCGGCGACCTCGTCTGGGTCCTGGCTGCGCATCCCCTTCTTGAGCGTGCGGCATCGGCCCTCGTCGAAGAGGCTCTGACGCAGGTACACGAACTCGAACGTCGAGTCGGGCGCCTGCGCGACGAAGGCGAGGATGTCGTCGCGGTCGTCCGCGAAGGTAGCGACGCGAATCGACGCGCACCCGTCGAGCGTGGCGTCGACCATGGGATTCAGGACCGGGCGTGAGACGTGACGTCCGCCCATCGCCTCGGCCGTCGCGTGGCGGGCAGTGCTGTAGACGTAGCCCCACTCGCGGTCGGGGTCGAAGGGGTGGATCGCGATGCCGGCGGGGTTCACGAGTTCACCCCCGGATGGTTCTCGGCAAGGAACTCATTCAGCCGCTCAGCGGTCCGATGCAAGTTCACGATCATTTCGATGACGTGCGCCGGAACTCCGTCTACACGCTCTAGCGCTCTCATCTCTGACTCGCCGACCTCGCAGATGTACTTCTGCTCCTCGCCTTGGCCGCGAAACATTGGCGCTAGCCGCTTCATGAGTTCCCCTCCCACGGCACGTCGCTGCCGAGCACGAGGCCCGAGCTCGGCTCCTTGTCGGCCGGCTTCGTGCGCCCGTTGATCGGAGTCAGCCGGCGAAACTCGGCGAGCGTCAGGACCGCCGGCGTCGGACCCTGGTCGGTCATGATGAGCACGGGGCCGATGGCGGGCGGCTGCTCACACTTCGGCCACAAGTTCGGCTGGCCCGGGTAGAGGGCGCTCGGCTCCGTGCGGCCCACGACCATCAAGATCGCGCACTCGACTTGATCCTCGGGCGGATCGCCGGTCGCCTCGGGGTTGGCGGCGAGCCACTCGGGCTTGACGCGCGCGCGGACCTCGAGTCCGCACAGCAACATCTCGGCTGGTAGCTTGCCGGCGAACTGGGTTGAACGGGGATTGCTTCTGGATTCTCCCATCTACGTATCCTCCTTGAAGGGTTCGATTTCGAGCTCGACTCTCGGATTCTCGCGATCGATGAGCAGACGCGAGCCATCCCAGCTCTTGATCTGCCTGTCGTCGGCCAACACGCAGGGGACGCGGTTCTTTCGTCCCCCGCCTCCCTGCAGCGCGTCGCCGATGGCCTGGCAGTAGCCGACCAGGTCGCCAACGTCGCGAGCGCGGTAAATCTGAGCGCTCACCGAGACGCGGCCCGTGAACAGTGGGAGCCTGCCATGGCGCGCCTCGTCCCACAGGTGGTGACCGACCAACTGGCCGATCGCACCCTGCTCCCAGTCCTTCGACCGCTTCGAAGGAACGACGCGAATTCCTCCGCCCTTGGGACGAAAGATGCGCTGGCTCGTCTTCTTCGTGGCCGGCGGCCCCAGAATCGTGAGTTTCACTTCCCCCGCCTCCGTTTCGCCCGTGGGGCACGCGTGGCGTCGTCAAGGGCCCTGTGAGCGGCTACGAGCACCGGAGCCGTAATCCCGGCGACAATGTGCTCGCCGAGCTTCTTCAGCGCCTTCGCCTGCGCCCTCCGAATCCGCCGCCGTTCGCGTTCGGCACCCGTTACGCGCGCGATCAGCACTTGGTCCTGAACCTGCTGAAGCGAATACCTACTCATCTTCCGCTCCCGCGTTGCTTGGCAATGGCGTCGGCAACCTTCCCGGCGAGTTTGCTCCAGTATTCGCGAATACCAGAACCAGCCGCATGGAGCTCCTGCCAACGCAACTCAGTCAGCACTTCGGCTAGCCCCTCATCCCCCGTCTCGGGTTGCGCTGCTGCGGCCTTTAGTGCCGCATGACCGCAAATCCACCACCCCGAACGTCCGTTCCGCCGAGCACCTCCCGCACCCGAACACCTGCCGCGCGCCCCCGTTGCCGATTTTGTCCGACCGCACGAAGTGATGCGGCTGCCACCCGCAGCGCTCGGCGCCGGCGCAGACCAAGATCGGGTCGGGGTTG